ATAATCTGCTATCTCAAACATGATATAGTCATTAGTCCCTACTGTATTCTTAGTGAATGAGTAGGTAGCAGTACTTGGTCTGCCACTTGTTATATCTCCGTTCCATATCCGTAGATCAAACTCTACTGCAGCAAGATTGCTATCCTGTACAGTTACGAAATATGGACTCCTTACATTGATCTTTGTGCTCATCTTGTAGTAAATTCTAAAAAGTCCTCTATATCTAATCCGAAAGCCTCTATGACTTCCTGTGGTAAATTCTTAAACGCTTTCTCAAATGGTTTAGTGAAGAACATAGATGCCTTGATACCCTTCTCATAAATGCTCTTCTGTAATACAAATCCGATGGATCTATAATTACCTCTCTTGAATCTTCCTTTCTCATCTCTTAGTCTTATGTTCTTTGCCTTTGCCCAATCTGCTAATGGCTGCATAGGAGGTCTCTTCATTTTATATCTGAAGGGACTATTCATGCTCTCTCTGTATGAGCTCTTCTTACCCTGAACTCCTTTGTCCACAAATGCAGCATAATCTGCTAATATGAAGTCTAAGCTGAATGAATTAGGATGTACCTTCAGATCATAATCAAGAGAGTTGTATAATCCTGCAGATACATTCTTTTTCTGCTTAGTAAGGTTAGATCTTGACTGTTGGATCACATACTTAGCAAACTTATTCAATGCCTCTTGTGTTCTCTTATACTCAGCAGACATCTATATCATTTTGGATCATTACATCAAAGGTTGCAGTCCATCCTGCTAACTCATTCTCAAAGCGATCTCTAAAAGGCTCTATACTTACATCTCCTACTACCTGATACATCTCTCTGTATAAAGATCCTATCCTTAGCTTTTGGATCACCTTGTTAAGTACTGCTAATTGTGTATTAAACACATCCTGCTCATTGTTATTCCCTACAAAAGTGTCAGAGACCTCATCCTTAGAAAAGTCCACTACATCCATCGCTAATATGCTTATATTGAATGTTAGTGTATTCTCTCCTGAAGAGACTCCATTTACGATCATGTGAGAGAGAGGAAAGATGGTCTGCTTATCAAGATCTACCTGAGTAATATCACCATAGGTTACAGTATTGACATTCTCATCAGACTGTAGCTCCTCTTTGATCTTATCAGTCAGTAAGTAGAATCCTCTAATTCCTGTATTTGCCATTTGTCTTTTTGTTTATTTCTTTTTGTTCTAATTCTGACTTATCCCTCATAAAGGCTAATAGCATTAAGCACTTATGTAGGTTTAGTTTAGTGATATCTTCAAATCTTGTAATATCCCCTTGAGCAAGTGAGTAAATTGATTGATACCATCCCCACTTTCTGCCAAAGACAGATGCTGAATCAAGCTGCTCTGTTCCTCCTCCTGCAAATAGTTCATCATAGCTTCTGATAAGTCCATCCCTAAACGATAAAAAAAAAGCATAGCTCCAAATGCTACATCTAAAGGCATGTCCTTCATGAGCTCTGCTCCTTCACCTGTATAGTCCTCTATATTGTACTGATTACCGTACTTATTCTGTACAGGTCTAAATAGTACTGCCATAGCTCTATGGAGATTATCTGTGTCTCCTATAAATGTGTCAAGATCCACATACTCACCTAAGCTCATCTCATCAAGATTAGGAATGAATCCGTACTCCTTACCTCTCATCTTGAATCTTCTGATAAGAGATGGTTTATTATTCATTAGATCTATCAGTATCTCTATGATCGCATTAGCATCCTTATAACGCACTTTAATAGCTTCTGTAGTTTTTAGTCCACAGAAGATCTCTAACATTTTCTGAGCTATCCTTCCTTCATCTTCAGTAGTTCTCTGAAATGACACAAAGGATTGATACTGACCAAGAGTGATCTCATTCAGATCTGTAGGAACATAAATATTCAAATCCATACCTATATAACGCATTTTAAATTGAGTTTTAGTAATATACAAAAAAAAAGAGCAGCCTTACAGGGCTGCCCTCTTCCTCTGCCATGAATCAAAGCAGATACCAATTAACTAAACACTTAACTATTATGAGTGATCCATTATCTCATTGAAGCCTGAAAGCATCTACTACTACAGGTTGTCTCATTATAATCTATTGGAGCTCCGCACATCTCACATTCATTCTCTATACCACTATGCTCATTCACCTGATCTGCGATCTCATCCCAATCTACCTTGTCTAAGAAGTGCTCTACTGCAAATGCTTTGAACTCTTCCTCTTTATTCTCTGTGAGCTCTCCTACATCTAATCTCTCCTGCATCATCTCTAAGCACTCATCACCATCTATTTTGTCATCTACTATGATAGGATCAAAGAAGGTGATCATGATAGTGTAGGTCTCAAAGTTTCTGTATCCTTTATACTTATCCATGTCTCCTAAATTATGCCCATTAAAGATACTAAAATATGCCCACCAAAATACAGTAGAGCTCCTACTACGATCACAGAAGTTACCATAGAGCTGAAACGCTCTCTTCTCTCTGCTTTGATTTCTCTGTACTCCTGCTTAGTCATGATCACATTGATCCCTTCTGAGTTTCTTACAAGTACTAATCTGTCTCCTGTAGTCTTACAATTAAATTCTTCTAACTTTACCATGTCTTACTTAATTAGCTTAAACAATTCTACCTCAGTCAATGAATGATGACACCCATTGCCATCTACTCTGACTACTCTTTTTTGGTTGCCGATCTTAACAAGCTTTACAAGCTCCCCATTTACGATCTTAGTTTCTCCTCTCATGTCTATATATGTTAATTGAACTTATTTACTACGAATGTAATTAACATTTTTTAATTATCCTAATGTAGATGTGATTTTTTTATCTGATGGCATATTTACCATAGTTAGGTTTGCTCAGTACATTGTATGTAGCATACCTGAAAGCATCTATAAGGTGATCATTACCTTCCTGTGGTGAGTTAGTCAGCTTACCTGTTTTATCCTCTTTCCATTTGTAGTTTCTCATCTCCTGTATGAAGTGATCTCCTTTAATGTGGAGCTTATACCTCTTCAGTACATCTATCCCTGCTCTAATAGAGTCCTGACCTTTTACTGTAGGTCTGATTGGATGTCCCATTCTTCTGAGCTCTTCAATGAGCCTCACCTCAGCACTATCCCCATATATGATTCCCTTGATCTCTATGGATCTTAGGAATTGGTTAATATCTGATGTGGTCATCTTAGTCCTGTATAGGATCTCCTCTGCATATAGGTTGTCTCCTAATCTGTAAACATTCACATAGGTTGAAGGATCATTACTGTATCCAAAGTCCATACCTGCTGCTAAGAACTCAGCCTCCTGTGGTATCTCTGACTCTGAGAACTGAAAGATCGTAGCTCTACTGACTCCTCTCTCTCCTAAACCGTAGATCCTCCAATATACCTCATCTGTGTACTTGAGTCTCTCTATCTCTTCTACAATGCTGCTCTCTAAGAATGGATTATCCTTATATGTGGTTACATGAAAATCACAGTCCTCTCTATTGATGATCTTATCATATATGAAGTGATACTCATCAGATGGATTGTAGTCTAAGATGATCTTACCTGTAGTACGGTAAACAAGCTGATTCCATTGTTCATAGTTGATCTCATTAGCCTCATTGATGAATAGCAGGTCTCTCTTCCTACCTCTGATCTTCTGACCATCCTCTATACTAATGAACTCTACAAGATTACCATTTAGTGTGTACTCTGAGTTTGTCTTATTGTGGTTAGCTTCACTATAGAGCTCATACTTCTTGAGTATGTCTATAAAGTCTCTCATTACTGTAGCTCTGAGGCTTGGGAATGTCCTCCTACAGATTGATATTACTTGACCTTTATTCTGAGTGCAGAATTGGAAGATGATCCACAGTAAGATATTGTATGTCTTTCCTGATCTTGTTCCTCCTTGCTCTGCTATGATCTTAGCATCACTATTTAGATGGTGATATATCTTATTGGTCTGTATCTTCATTAGAGATCACTTCTATTTGAATCTTATCAGGGAATCCATCTGTCTGTATCTCTTGTCTTTCTACATACCCTCTATTCTTACCCTTTGTCTTTAGATAGAAAAGTATCTCTGAGGTTTTGTTCTGATCTATATTCTCTATGAGCTTACTCTCTACATAGTCTATAGATGCCTCCTCTATTTCGTTACACTTGGAAGCAAACTCAGGATCATCCTTCTTCCACCTATAAAAGGTCATCCTTGATATACCTACTGCATCACATGCACTTGATATGATTCCTTTAGTCTCTTTGAATTTCTCTAAGAATGTCTCTTTGTCTTTCATTATACCTTGTAACATTTGTAACTATATAACGAATTTATTTAACAATTTTTGACTGTTCTAATACTTTGTTTTTCTCATACATTCTACCTGAGATATCTAACAGTACATCTACATCTCCTTCTTTTAGGTTGATAATGTTCTGTACTAACATATTTACCTTAGACTTTAGTGTAGTGTACTCTGAGCTGATCTGAGTAAGCCATGAGTCCATATTCTTATTAGATCTCCTGTAAACAGGGAAGTTATTTATAGAGTGCAAAGCAGTTGCATGATCATAGCTCTTACCTTCATTCTCATAGAAGTCTTTGATCTCATGTAAGGTGAAATCAAGATTATTATATAGCAAGTAATTCAGTAGAGCTCTTGCATCTATTACCTCATGTTTTCTTGATCTGCTGAACACATCCTGACCTGTGAGCTCCATTACTCTATTAGCCATTGATAATCCTTTAGTGAATTTCTTATCTCTTCTCTTAATCTTTGTATTCATATTGTCCGTAGTATTTTCTTACTTGATTGTTATTTAGTTTTGTCTGATATACTTTCTCTGTCCACATCCTCCATCCTGTAACATAGTTCCTATTCTCTTTCTGCCAATCAGGAGCTTTCTCACTCTTAGTCATATAGATTATCTCTTAGTTTTAGTAGGTTATAACATTCTCTGTATTTCTCTCTTGCTTTGCTCTTGTAGATCTCCTGAAAGAGTTGGAATACTCTCTTAGTGTATTGGTACTTAGTCTGAGCTCCTTGAAAGAGCTTCTCTGCATATTTCTTACCATACCCTTTACAGTAGTTTACATTGTCTGCAGTATCTCCTATTATCATCTGCTCATAGAAGTTATATAATGCCTCCTGCTCAGAGATATCATAGATGCATTGATGATTCTTATGATAGTTGTAGATCAGGCAGGGAAACTGCTTATAATCCTTATCTATGGATACGATCATTACATTCTCTCTACCTACTTCATCAGCTAAGAGCTTCCAAATGGTAGCTACTAAGTCATCAGTCTCTACTCCATACATATACTCTGCATTGTAGGTATCTCTTACATACTTCTGCATGTCTCCTAATATAGGAGGTATATCTCTTGGCTTTCTGTTAGCCTTATACACAGGAGTGATCATCTTTCTAAAGTTCCCTTTACTATCCGCAAAGACTCTGACATCATCTACAGGATAATGATTCTCCTCTATGTCATTGATGATCTTCATGAATACCTCATCAAACTTATCATAAGCCTCTGTGATATCCTCAAAGAAGATGTCCTCATCAGGCTCTCTTTTTGTCTTGTAGCAGCTTGACCATATTAAGCTATCTGCATCTACTAATAGTATCATAGTCTGTCCATTGTATTATTCATATTCATTTCTCTGATCTCCTCTTTCAGCTCCTCTATCTGTTTCTCTAATCTCCTTACTATCCTCTGCTGCTCATCTACTACTAAATCAAATCCTTTCCTCTCTACAGACAGTCCATTGACATAGAAAGCAATATTAATGATGAGCTTAGTCATCGTTTTGATCTCTTTATTGTCGCTCTTTGCTGACCACTTCTTTACTAAATCCATAGCAGCTAATATGTCTGCATTGTACTGCAGCTCTTGATAATCTCTTCCTCCCATAAATCTAAGATATGAAAGATTTTTAATAATCTAAGGTGATGCTCATGTTTTTTTGATCCCTATCTTTCCTCAGATGATCTAACTCTCTCTGTATGTAATCCTTAGCTTTTTCTAAGTCCCTGATCTCATCTTCCTTTCTTCCTGCTCTGATCACATACTTGACTATGTTACCTCTATTGAAGTTTAGATCATAATCCTTACAGATGTCAATGACATCCTTTTTTCCATCTCCTTCGTAATGTACTACTGTGCTTCTCATTTGATTATTATGTTATATGCTAAATATGTATCTATTCTATTAAGTAGGTCTTTCTTGTCTTGGATCTTGTGATCCTTATAGTAGATCATGAAGTGTCCTACCTTAT